ATTCATATTATTTAAAATTCTTTACTAAATCTTCAGCTTTACCCCAATGAGGTATATCATATGCTCTTATAAATCCCATTCTTTTTCTATGATTTCTTTCATGTGGATTTATAGAATATATATGATCAAATTGAATAACACCGATGCATGAATTAAATCCTCTTAACTTATACTGTGATAATCCTAAACGATCATTTAATATCCTTCTTCCTAACTCTCCTGTATATTTTTCTGGTGTTCCATCTGGATATTTTTCATATCTTTCTTCTAATGCTTTAATTGTTAATTGTGTTGGTGCAATTAAAGTTGCATTAGTTACTCTACCCTTGTGAAAATACATTTGTTTAAGCTTTGTATAATTCCATGTAAAAAGTCCCCACCTTGTCACGTTATAAATAAATTCATCTTCTTCGGGTCTATATTTTATAAAATGTTCTTTATGATATAATGTATCATCTTCAGCTATTGCTAAATATGGAGTCTTCACAAGTTTTGCAGCTCTTAACATTTGATAATAAATGTTACTTGCACTTGCTTTTCCATCTTGTATTATATTATGTCCCCAATCTAATGGCTCTCTAGAAACTGTAATAACAGGAGTATCTCCTATAGCTTCAAGGAGTGTCTTTTTCTGAAACTCAACCCAATCTTTTGGGAGTTTATTTACTGTCAGAAATATTACAGTTAGGTCCTTCATAAAACTTTTCTTACTAATATAGTCTTAAAACCAAGATGTTTTAACATTTCACATCTATGATTTCCATCTAATACTCTTCCTTTAGAATTTATAATTATTGGATTTTTTAAACCATTTTTCTTTATATCTTTATATAACTCAATCTTATTGTTTACAAAATCTATTAACTTCTTTTCTTCCCAAATCCCAGGAGACTCTGGATTCTTAGTTAATCTATAATTTTTAAGTATCCTGTAATAACGACTCTTAAACGGATCTTTACCTTTATCAATGTCACCCCAAATACCTACTTGAACTTGATTACCATTATCTAATGTATCAATATTAACTCTTTCAACAGTAGGACTCTTAAAACAAAAGCTCCATTGACTGCGTGGGAAAGGATCATCGCCTGGTGGCATTTCTGGTATATAACCAACCTCTTCCCAGTGTTTAAAATAGTCTCTAATACTCTCTGTATCAGCTGCAGCTTTACATAACTTCTCTTTTTTGTTAGCTGTTACTATAATACAATGAGTTGTTTTTGTATGCAATACATCTAAAAACTCAAGCCAGCAATCAATAGGAAGATAATAATGTGACATAGCCATTACAATATAATCTGCAACAGGAATTTTATCTAAAGAATTTCTTATATCTCTTGGCATAAATACCCACTTACCTCCAACCTTTTTACGAAATCTCATTCCTTTCTTTATTGCGACCTTATTGGCTTCAACTCCTATAATCTTATTAAACCCCATATCTTGGGCTTGTTTTAAAAATACACCAGCATTACAACCCATATCAATAAAAATCTTTTCTTTACAATCTTTATTTAAAAAAGGTTTAACGAAATTGTTAAACTTTCCTTCATTCCAGAATTTACTTCCTTCTTCTTGTTTGTCTCGTTTACTCATTTCACCACCAACGTATTGATAGTTTGAAAACTTCTTCATAATTTATGATTCATAGTCGGTTTTATCACTAGGATAAATCTTTATAAAAAGAACTCTCTCTGAATTTATAACATATTCCTTACCACCAAATGCTGTAATATGTGTCATGTTTCCTTGTTCTATCATTGTAACATCACGTAATAATAACCTTCTGCCATTATCAAATTGTATTTCTTGTGTTTGTGGAAATTCTATTCTCATATTTTCCATATTGGTAAAACTTCTTCTTCATAATAGTTTTTCCAAATTTTTAGTGAGTTAGCAAAACAAAATTCATTATTAGATGGATTTTCTTTTGTACCATTACTATGGGTACGTGGAAAACTTCTATGTTTATGTGCATGCCAAGCTTTTTTATTAACAACTAACTTACCTCCTGCTTTCCATGTCTTAAATTGCATCTCGTGACTGTCTTGATAATGTGGGCCATAGTTCTCTGTTTCTAATCTTTTAATAACTTTCTCCCACCAAGATTTCTTCATAACCCAACAACTTCCTTGCATTGCCATTGTCTGATCTATCATCTTGTGTGCATTTGTTTTTGCTCTAGTTTTCCATTCAACTCCAGAAAACTTTCTAGATTTACCAGATCCAACAATCTTTAACTTCATATAATCTACTGGAGGAATATCCATTATTTCCCATTTCTTTGTGTCAAGGAAAAATCGTCTTGGTGTTACTATCCAATCATCTTTAATGTTTTTAGGATCTGTTAAAATTTTATCATACCCAGGACAAACAATTTGATGTTCATCCATACGCATTAAATACTTTCCTCTAGCAACTTCTACACCAGCATTAATAGCTTCTCTCATTCCACTATTTTTACCAAGATGTACAACATTTATTCTTGGATTATCTTTTATTGACTTTATTGGCCAATAACCATCTAGAATCGGTATTATTTCCAATTGATCTCCAAGCTCCGAGTTTTCAAGGAGTGAATCAATTGTCTTATGTAATAAGGGATCACGATAACTCGGTATTATAACTGATAATATCATACTTTTAATGAAAAGGTCTTTGGCCTTTTAAATACTCTTCTTTAGTTAAATAAGCGTAATTTATACGCATTGCTGGGTTTATAATAGCTTCGAAGTCCCAAGCACCGTATATAACAGCGTTTACTTGTTCTCCTGATAAAAACGGTTTCATACCAAGTTTAATCATTTGTCTATGAACCCATCTTCCACCATTAGACCATGCATTATACACGCCCATAGGGGCAAATCTAAAATAAAATTCAGCTAACCAATTACGTTTCTTACCATATCTATGATAAGCTCTGCTTTTATCCCAATTCTTAGGGAAATATGGAGCAGGATCTATTGCTCCTCTATATCCATTATTCTTGTTTAAAGTATTACCGTGCATATCACACAGCTTTAAACCAAAATGTAAATGGTCTGCAGTAGTATATTTACCAGTATTATCACAAGCTCCTATTAAGTCTCCTGCTTGTACTACTTGGTCTTTCTTTACTACAAACTTTTTAAGATGATAATAAATAGTCTTATATCCATTTATTCTATCTATAATTTCTATACCTATACCGCCTGTGCCGTCTTTGCCTGCATATAATATTTGACCATCATGTGCAGCAAAACAATCAAAACCACCTCTAGCTCTAAAATCAATACCATTATGACCTTTTAAGCCGAGTTTTTTATAAAAATCAACATAATTAACACCAAAAGGTTGTGTAACATGTATATGACGAAGTGGTAATTGTAATTTAAACATAATGTTTATCTTATTTGACCACCATTTAATGGAGCTTGATGCCAAGAACCACATTCACGACAGTGCCATCTTTGTTTTTTACCAACACGGGTATAACGAAGTCCTTCTTTTCTAACATTATCACTACCACAATTTGGACAAGATTCTTTTTCATCATTAATCAAACTAATGTTTGGATGATTTGTAATGTATGCTAACATGCGAAGGTAAACTTTTTCTAAAAGAACTACATCATTTTTATTATAACGTTTCATTAAGGACCATGCTTTTTTATCTCCCAATTCTATACATTCATACCATAAATTTATTCCACCTGTTTCAATTTTACTACCAATATTAAAGTATTTTCCTAAATCTTTTAATCTATTACTATTAAATTTAAACTTACTTCTTGCAATAATAAGTGTATCAACAAGTTTACAAGGAGATGGTGGTTTTATATTATGAACTGCAAATCTTCCATATATCCATTTGTAATCAAAAGAGTTTCCATTGTGACCAATAATAATTTTAGAATCATCTAATATTTTCCATATAAATTCAACAAGCTCTTTATCGTTGTGTTTGTCTTTTTTATAGGTTTTAAAATCTGGGAGTGCTATAACATTTGTTTTTTTCTCTCCAAGATGTTTCCATGCAAAACTTATTATATGTGGGTCTCTTAATACCATTGCTACATTGGTTTCGTATAAACCCCATGTAGCAGAAACTGTGTAACTTGTTTCAATGTCTATTAACACTACATCTTTATTCTTATTCATACTATTTAATTTTATTTAATAAACTACTTTATAATCAATACTAATCCAGCTATAATAATAGCACTACCAACAACACCAATAACCGCTTTCCATAAGGTTGCAGTCCACATTGGTGCATATCTTTCATCTGTTTTCTCTAAGATTTTTTCTGGGAGTTTTGCAATAGCAACATTTCCTTTATTAACAGACTCTGAAATATCTTTCATTTTATCATGAATTTTATCTAATGAATGTTGATATCGTTCTTCTGTTATATATTTTTCTTGCATATCTCTTTTATTTTTTAGTTGGATAAACAAGTTTACCAGTTGCGTAACTAGCACCACCAAAAATTATAACATTTAAACCACTATAGAGAATAACTTCTGCTTCTCATATAATAGCTTTTACAGCTAAATAAGCTATAGATAATCCTATGATACCAGAAATAGCACCTTTTTTACCACTTAACCATTTTAAGATAGTAATAAGTAATTTCTTTGTACTTTCTTTCATATTTTTAATTTTATTTTAATTATGCAGATGGTGAAGGGCTAATTGAAGGTTGTGGACTAGGTGATATACTTGCAGAAGGACTTACTGAAGGTGATATACTAGGAGATACTGAGGTGCTTACTGAAGGAGAAATACTTGGAGATACTGAGGGGCTTAACGATGGGCTTAGTGAAATACTTGGAGATACTGATGGGCTCAATGAAGGACTCACTGATGATGATACTGAAGGTGATAAACTCGGTGATATTGATGGACTCAACGAAGGACTTAATGAAATACTTGGAGATACTGATGGACTTACTGAAGGACTAATTGATGATGATATTGAAGGACTTAACGATGGACTTACTGATGGACTTACTGATGGACTTACTGAAACACTTGGAGATACTGACGGACTCAATGAAAAACTCACTGATGGACTTAACGATGGTGAAATACTAGGGCTAATAGAAGGGCTCAATGAAGGAGATACTGATTCTGAAGGACTTACAGAAGGACTCAATGAAGGGCTAAGTGAAACTGAAGGACTTACAGATGGGCTCAATGATGGTCCTAAGTCTGTAATATTTGACCAAGCATACTGTGTAGCTCCAGCACTATCATGTATAAATAAAACCCCGTTAGTAGACATATAAAGTGTACCAACGCCAGGTTCATATCCAAGAGTTCCGCTATATTCTGTTGCAATTGCAGAAGCAGTAGAAGAAACTCCAGATCTTATTTCAATATCACTTGTAAAACGTATTGGGTTTGAATTTGCTCTATTTGTAGACATATGTTTTTTAATGATTATTGAATAAGTACTGTAGCAGTTAAACTACCTTTGTTAGAAGCAACGCCATCTTCAAGTGCTGAAAATCTAATTTTTGGCCATGTAATGTCAAAAATAAAGTGTGCATCATATGTTGTTGCAGAAGCTGCACCAACAATCTTAAATTGTCTTGCAGTAAATGTACAAGTTCCAGAAGAACTATCAAATTCACCAATTTGAATCCAATTATCTGTATCATTTACAAGATCACTACTATTTGTTCCAGTATATGGAAATGCATTAGCTTCTTGGAATGTTCCAATATATCCCCATGCTTTTATATAACAGTTGTTATTGGTTTCACCAGTACCAACTGTATACTTAGCTACAAGGTTTAATGTATCTGCATAGAAAGTATCGACAATCACTCTATCACCAACAGCCTGTGTATCGGCTTCGTTTGATTCTAGTGTTTCACTACTATACAAAGAAATACGCTTTACTTTGTTTGTGTTGTTCATATAATTTTATTTTTAATTTTCTTATGTAACAAATGATTCTCCACCTTTTTCTATAAAATCTGCTATTTCTCTATGTACACGATCATCACTTTGTTTATTTTTTATACGTCTTGTATCGTCTAATATAGATCCAACAATATCAAATCTTTGGTTATCTTTAAACATAAGTTTCTTTCTAACCCATAGACCACTACCAATATTTTCATTTTTTATAGTAAATACTGGATATTGTGTATCTGTATTAAAAGGACTTTGTCTACAAATCTCTTTTGATCCATCTAATTTCCTCTTAACACACAACATTTTATCATACTTTTTTACAACATTTTCTAAAATCATTTCTTATTTTTTCTTATTTGTTTTTTTAGTTGTTTCTTTTACTGATTCTTCTTTTGGTTCTTTTACTAATTCTGTTTTTGGTGCTTCTTTAACACTAATAGCTGGATTTACTTCTGTAATCTTAGCTTTTTGTGGTGAACCATCTAAACATTGAATTTTTTTATCCCATTCTCTGCATTTATATACAATAAAATTTCCGAGTTGGTCATCACTGACTTCAAACTCTCCATTTGGAATTGGATAATCTGTTGAATTAAAGACAAGAATAAATTCTTGACCATTGTTTACGAATTTCATAATTGTTTTATATTAATAATTACTTATCTTTGGCGGTAAAAATTTACCGCCAATAAAAATCATCATTATTATACTGTCTTGTTGTGAACTACGTATGTGCTTTTGTATGTGATGATATAATCATCAGCAGCAGCAACTGTTTGTTCTGGTCTAAAGCAATTTCTTGCAACAACAACTGAAGTACTATCAATATTCTGAGTTGCAGTTGTACCATCATCAATCCAGGCAACATTCTTAACATCTGTAACAGCAGCTATTTCATCTGGTAAACCAAATGAAGCAACGTCTGCCTCAATAGATACACCAACATCAGCTGTATCGGATGAAGCACCATTTGTTACATCAATTGCTACAGAAGCAATTGTTGCAAAAATCTGTTCTCCAGAAACGGCTGTTGCTTGTGTTACATCAGTTATTTCAGTAACAACATTACCAAACTGATCTGTACCAACAACTGTAAATGTTCCTATTAAACTAGAAGAAGCATCATCAGTCAATGTGTAAAGCAAATTTCTTGGAAAATCCAAGTTTGTCTTAACAAGAGAAGCAGCAGCAACATCGGATGAAACATCCTCAGCGGCTACAATACTATCAACAGCAACGTCTGGTTTAAGAATAACCATTTGCTGTCTTGCTCTAAGACTAGTTGAAGATAGTCCTAACGGATCTATATTCTTATCTCTAATCATATATTTATTTTTAAGTTTTATTTAATCTCAATCATAGTTTACCCTCTCGACTAAAAGAGATACTAAGATTAAATTTTTGTTGGGGGGTAATTTTAGTTTACCCCCACAACTATATAAATTTTTACCTTATAACATCTCTCAAAACTGCGTTCTTATTAGGAGCACTTGTGCATAGATTAGCATAGTATCTCAAAGTTGCATTCCAAGTAGGAGTTGTTGAACTTCTGTCAAGAATTGAACCATCTTCATTTAAAAATGAAATTGGAGCAAGATCCTCAACTGATAATGTGCTAGTATCTAAGAAATAAACCTCATCGTAAGGGCAGTCATAGTCTGGAACCAATGGAATACCATTGAAATCTAAACCCTTGAATCCACCTTTAAGACTCATTTTATCTGTATAACGCCTATCTGGACTTAGAGTTTGACCGTAAGCTGAGAAAACATCCCAGTGTGTCAATGCTAAGCTAGGGTTACCTTTCTTTTGTGATTCTAAGAAAGTAGAGTGCATTAAAGCATCTGTAACTGATCTCTGAGTTGCATTGTCATTAACATAAGACTTCCACCAAATGTATGAGCTTCTTGCAATTCCTTGCAGTGAATCAACATTAGTACTGTCATCAACGAGTCCAGCAAGACCCATGACTTCAGCATTAATATTAGAAACTGTAGGAGTAGCAGTACCATTGTCATGAGCTAAGAAAACAAAGTCATTGTCAGCAGTACCAGATGCAGAAGCAACAGTCATATCGTAGTTGCCTGTAATAGCAGTAACCTCATCGTAGAGGGCAGATGCAACGGAATCAACAGCACTAGAAAACAATATACCATTTCCAACATCGAAATAGTCCATAGGATATTTACCAGCGAATGGGGTGTCAAAAGTTAAAGTAGTGTCGGGGCCTGCGTCGTTTATACGACAAATAGCTCCAGTACCCAATTTGTTATTCTCTATTAATAGAGATACTAATCATTTCTGTTAGTATCTTACAGTTTTTATTCCTGTAAGTTCAGACTATCGCTTCCGTTTTCACGGTTATCACACTTAGTCGTTACAGCTGCATCATTATTTAATTTATTTCGATATTTTGATTCTTTATAAATGTGTTTTAATTCTTTACACTTGTTCCTTAATTTTTCTCGTATTTTTAATTCATTATCAGATAAAACATCACATGTTCCATCTTTTCTTTTAATAGTTTTCTTTAATCTGTTTTGTAGCCTGAGAGCTACTTCTATTTGTGGTTTCTTATATTTAGTAAACTGTAAAATCTCTTTTAAGAAAATCTCAGCCTTTTTATGTGTTATTCTCCAATCATAGCATAGATAATCCTTTTTATCTTTATATACAACTGTTCCACCAAAGTTTCCAACGAGCCAATCCATTATTGCTCCATCCCTTTGTGATATTGTTGCTAAAATACTGTAAGAATAACTTATCCTTTCTTTGTTTCTTGGTTTTCTTTTGACTATTATAACAGAACCTTCTCCGTCAAAAAAACCAGCAACATATGAAAGTTTTATTGCTTTTGTTTGTTTCATTTAATTAAAGTCGAAATAAATTGTAATGTGCTTGCTAGGGGTTGCCAATTTCAGGATTCCCCTTATTAGTGATAATTTTATTTGTTTGTTTATAGGGCAAACGATGGAATCAGTAATTTTGTAAAAATTTGTTTAATACCATACCCTTGACGAGATAATTGTCTCTGTACGTCATTCTTTGCACCATTATATTCTGATTCTAAGACATTTACTAAAAATTCCTTAGAACGTTTGGATGCCTGCAATGAAACGTCAGTCAATGAGATAGTATGAAAATTATACTTCATTGTAACGTTAGCTTGCATGTATCCTTGATATCCAGCTGTTGGCAATGTAAGAGTTTCTGATCCAGCGGCAGAACCAGTGTTTCTAGCATAATGTACTGTAATGTACTTAGTAGTACTTCCAGTATTATGTGCTACATTCCTTAGAATGTTGCTATATAGAACATTCTTAGTAAACACTTGTTCGTGTACCTCTTTATCATAAATCCTCATTGCAGCTCCAGCCAAATTAGTAACTGATTGCATTTATTTAGATATCTGCAATAAAATTAATTTTTATAAAAGAACAATTTATACTGCAGATTATTATGAATTACCTTCGTCCTCTGCAGCGTCCATAGCTTCGATAATCGCACTACGTGTTTCCATGTCACTCATTGGCTCTTTCCTTTCGGCAGGCTCTCGCCCGTCAGGAGTTCCACCAGGAGATTCGACGTTTTTAACATCTGGTTTCTTTTTACCTCTTGTCTTCATTTTATAGTCGACAATATCATCCAACTTCATTTCAAGAAAAGCAGCTTTAGGAGTTAAACTAAGCTTATCATTGTCCTGTTGCCATTTTAAGACTTCATCGTCTTCATATTTTGGCTTTCCATCCTTACCAGTCCATTCAGTTTCCAAATCAGAAATTTCTTTCTTAATTTGGTCCCGTTGCTTAGTCTTTGTTGCCTCTTGCTGTTTCTCTTTCTCTCTTTTTTCCATGTATGTTTCAACCTCGTCTTTGGTCATGTATTGTGGCTCATCATCGCCATCTTCGCTTTCGGGAACAAATACATCTTTCAGTTTATCCATTGTCTCGCTTTTTTCTTCCAACTTTTTTTCAAGATTTGCCATCTTGTCTTTATCAGTCTTCCGACTTTCGCGTTCTTGACGTAACGCAGTGTTCAAATTATCAATTTGACTCTGTGTTTTGTCAATCTTTTCAGTCTGAGTTTTATCCTCTTTGGATTCCTCAGTCTCAGTATTTACTTCCTTCGAAGATTCTTCTTCTTCAGTGGTAGACGTTTCCTCACCCTCAGTAGATTGCTCTTCCTGAGTTTTTACGTCATCTTTTTTTTCTTCTTCCATATAATTTTTAAATAATTAACGATTAAATTGATAACCCAGATAACCGACCTGGGAAAATATATAAATTCCTTAGTTTTATTTAAGATCCCTTAAAGTACTTAATTTTCTATATGAAGCTTTAACTCCACCTTCTATTCTATCTCTTCTTTTTTCAGTAAGTGATTTCTTTTTTACATATGTCATCTTCTTGCCAGTTCTTGATTTCTCTGATTTTGTCATCTGTTTGGCAGATGGTTTTCTCCATGTCTTACTTTTACCAGTTCTTGATCTTTCTGATTTTGTCATCCCAGCTGTTATAGAATCTAAAAAACTTTTCTTTGTAAACTTCTTTTTTATTGCTTTAAACTTCTTTTTTAACTTTTGTTGTGGTATAAGTTTCATATTATTGTGCGTACCCTTCCTCTGCCGTTATGTGAGCATCAAATAACTCCTCTTGCTGTCCGTAAGCATCTCTATTCTCTTTGATAAACGCCATGTGAAGTTGGGTATGTTCTGGAACCCATAAAGCTTGTGGTGTCATTGGCACTTCTTGTCCAGAGGCCATTTGCATGTTCTCTTGGTCTGCTAATGCAGCAGAATCATTTGGTGCTTGACCATCAGTTCTATGACTTTCCTTTTGTTTAACTATCTCTTGTTTAAATTCTTCTTTATTGTTTTCTTTAACTCTTTCAATAATATCAGCAACATTAGTAAAGTTAAATCTTTCAAGTACTGTTTGTTTATCTACAATACCAGCTTCAGCTAATCTCATTAACCATTCTTTCTTTGCGTCATCACCATAGGATATTTCTGGTACTATCATAACTTTAACCTCATCTTCTCCATTAACTTGTAAAGCACCCTCTGGGGCAACTTCACCTTCTGGTAAATTACCAATATATTTAATTTTCTCTCCTTCTTCAACTATTTCTTTTGATGAAATATCATATTCTGAAATAACTTCTAAAATAAACTCTGCAACATCTTCTAAAAACTTCTCTAAATTCTCTACTGGTTCAGATACTGTTTGAGCATCAGCCGCTTGTAGGGCTTCAACTGCTTTACCAGATTGTAATGAACCAGGAACTCTTCCTAAGGAAGCTTCTCTAGTTCCACCAAGCTCTTCTATCCATCTCTCTAAGTTATTTACATAACTAAATGGTGAAGATGGTAGTGGTTGTAAATCAAGGTGTTCTGGTTTTGTATTTCCTTTATAATATATTTTTTCAGCTCCTTTGTCTGTAATACTAGAAACCTCAACGCCATTCTTTATTAAAAACTTACCAGCAAGCATTCTTTGTATGTAAGACTCAATCTGTGAAGCTGTCTTATCTAAAGACTTATTCATTGAAATAAGGTCTTTAATCCAGGGATCACTATAAATTGAATCACCAATCCTTTCGGGATTATATGCAAAAAATGGGTAACGTTTATATTTTGGCTCATAAACACTTAAAACATTATTACCACAAATAGTAATAACCTTTATTCTTGTTTCGCCATCTTCTTCCCATTTCATCCACATTTCTTTAACAATAGCTGTTTCAAGATCTTTACTTGCTTTATGGCTCTCTCTGCTATAACGTTCCATTTCAAGAACGTTCTTATACTCTGAGGCAGCCTCTTTATTATCAGCAAGTTTCTTATCTACAACTGTGTAATCTGGATTATTCCTAATAGACTCAACTGGTTTTACAAATGTTTTAAAAATGTATCTACAATCTTGTATATTTGTTGTATATGGATCAAACACAATATCATATGTGCTATCAACCCAAAAATCTAAGTATTCTTTTCCGTTTCTCTTAACAACACCACCTTCTAACACACCAACAGAATACTTCAATGCATTAACAATAACCTCTGTCATTTTTAATGTCATTCTTCTTGTTCTATAATAATTTTGAAGAATCTTATTCTTCTTACTAGCTTCTTCGTATGCATCATCTGTACTATTATTTGGATGTACTTCCCAGCGTGGTTGATTTCTCTTAATAAAATTCTTCACACCTCTTAGCTGTGATCTTATTTTATTTACAGTTCTTCTAACCTCGCCTTGCGATACTGGAATAACCTGTATTTTATTAATTGTCTTGTTATAAACAATCCAATGGTCTCCTCTAACAAATCTGTCATTAAGATACCAATCTTTGTGTTGTTTAAGATACATTTTGGCAGTAGAATCATAAAGGTTGTTAATGTATTCAACAATACCATCACTCTTCCCTGCTTTTATTTTATCTTCTTTCAAAGATTGTAAATCTATCATATTTCTTTTTTATATTCATCTGCCACTGCTTTTTCAAGCTCAAAATAAAAGTCAGACGTTAATGGATAAAACAATGCAATTTTCTTTCCATCTTTTTCTTTAATAGGACAAACTATTCTATATTCATCTGGCCTATTCAATCTGCTAAAAATAGCTATATTCCCAATATATAAACAATCATCTAATACACACGACGCAAAGCCAACTAGACCTTCGTTTGGAATAACTTTTTTAACTTTAACCTTCGTTATTTTCATCAGTTTTTATTTAAACTTTTAATCAATCGTTCTTCCTCAACATTCTCAACATCAACGAACTCATCTTCCTTTTCAACTGGTAATTCCTTTTCTTCTTCTGTTGAATCTTGATAATCGATTAATGTTTTAGATTTAATTGCCTTTACAAATTCTCTAAATCGTTCTTTTTCTGCTTCCATCTTATCTTTCTCAAATCTTTGATTTAGTAATATAAATGCAATTACAAATACAAAACAAAATAATGGTACTAATATAGTAATTAATTCATTCATATTATTTTTCTTCTTCTTTATTAGCTATTGCTACATTAGATGTAAGCAATATAGACGCTGTAGAAACAGCATTAATAATCTCATTTTTAACGCACTTTGTTGGATCAACAACTCCAGTCTCAAATAAGTCCTCGTATTGATCAGTTAAAACGTTATATCCTTTATTGTTTTCTGTAATCTTAGCAATAACAGCATCAGATGGTAAACCAGCGTTTTCTAAAATATCTTTAATTGGTTTATCTAACGCATTAACAACTATATTATATCCAGCAACAAACTCTTTGCCACGTGTAAGTTCTGGTTCTTTTATCTTTTGTTTTACTTTTAATAAAGCAACTCCACCACCTTCAACTATTCCTTCTTCGGTAGCAGATTTTGTTGAATTTAATGCATCTTCTAATCTATATCTAATTTCTGTTTGTTCTGTTTCTGAAGCAGCTCCTACCTTAATATTAGCAATAGATCCAGTTAGTCTACCTAACCTTTTCCTTAATTGCTCCTTTTTAAAGGTATCCTTTTCTTCATCTATTAATGTTCTTACTTCAGCAATCCTTTTCTTAATACTTCCCTTACCACCACTTATAACAGTCTCTTCTCTACCAATTATTATAGTCTCTGCAGTACCACAATCCTCAAATGTTCCATCTACAATATTCTTTGCGTCTTCTTCACCAAGAACTGTTGATTCTGTCAATGTAGCAAGATCGTAAATCAAATCTCTTTGATAACCTCCAAACGTTGGAATCTCTACTGGTACACATGTAAACTTTCCTTGTAAATGATTTTGTACAAGAAATGCTAATGCTTGTCCCTCTATAGCCTGTGCAAACAGAACTATTTGAAACTTACCAGCGGATAATAAACTCTGTATTAATTTAAGCAATTGATTAGGTGAAGTAATTCTATCTGTTGTAACAATAACAGTAGGATTCTCCATATTTGTAGTCAACCTTCTTCTATCATTAATAAACATGTGTGACTGATATCCTTTATCTAATTTTGTTCCAGAAATATATTCAACACTATTTTCTAATGAATTAGAATTAGATACAGTTACAATTCCATCCTTACCAACTTTTTCTAAAACCCCCGAAATCATTTTGCCGAGGTCTACATCGTTATTAGCTGAAATTGTAGCTATTTGTTCTTTCTCTTTTAATGTTTTTATTTCTTTTGATTGTTTTTCAAGAACAGTTACGACATCTTTAAGTGCAGCCTCCATTCCTCTTTTAAGAAGAATTGGATTCATTCCTGCAGTAATATACTTATTTCCATCATTGACAATTGCTCTCAATAATGTGACTGTTGATGTTGTTCCATCTCCAGCTTCTCTATTAGTATTTTCGGCAGCTTCCCTTGTAATCATTACACCCATGTTTTCAAATTTATCCTTTAAGAAAATTTGTTGGGCAACGGTAACACCGTCTTTAGTAATTGTGGGGTAGCTACTTTCTTCAAAGATCACATTCTGTCCCTTAGGACCCAATGTGCTTGTAACAGCATCAGCAACAACATTAACGCCACTGATTATTTTCTTTCTTGCATCTTCGTTGAAAAGTAATTCTTTAAACATATTTTTTTAGTACATATTAAGTATGTATCCTAAACTTAGGATTAAAATTTATAAGGGCATTCCAAAATCTAACAATTTTGACAAATATGCCATAACTTTTTTTATATCTCGTTTTATCTGTTTTTCTTTCTTGATAGTGTGTTGCAACTTTTTTAAACAAAGGAATATCACCTTGCCACAATAAAAACTCTTTTCTTCTTTTATCCATATTACTTTTTTAGTTTATCTTTTAATTTGAGACATTCTCTGTTAGCCTCTTTTATAGAATCATCTAGTGTTTGTACACACTTGTTTCTAAAACAATTATAATCAATATCTCCATTTAAATTAGATATTTTTATATCTAAATTTTCAAGATATGGTTCAAGTTCTGTAAACTCACGTCCACTTTCACCATCAATATATAATGTTCCAGTTGACCATCTAGTATCACAAGTATCGAGACTAGCACCATGACTAACACTTGTTCCATCGTGCATATTATTCTTTGTAATCACATTCAGAGAAATACTTAGACCAATAAGTTCTATTAAAGTTTGTTTTTGAATGACAACTTTTACAAAGACTTATTAAATTTTCTGGATCGCAATTATGTTTATTATAATCTATATGATGAACATCTAATTTTTTTTGTACAATTACATTATGTACAATAAATGTGCCTAATTCATCTTGATGAATACCACATTCTTGACAAATATAATTGTTTTTTTGTCTAATAGCATCTCTTAATGTATCTTTCCATTCTTGAGGATATTTTTCAAAAGATTTTCCACCACACCAATTAGAAGCTTCTTTTCCATATCTGGCACACTTCATTCTATTTATAGGATTTCTCATTCTTTCTTTTGCTTTCTCTCTAATTTTTTTCTTAGTTTCTTTAGTATGTTTCTTTCCTAAAGAATTTTTATTACCAATAGAATTTATTTTATTCTTTTTTGCAACAGATTTATTCTTATTCTCATTAAACTCAAAACATTTTCTAGAACAAAATTTTCTATTATTTGATAAATAATCTTTAAAAATCTTACTACAAGTTTTACAAACTATATTTACTTTAGACATCCTCCTTATATGAACACGTTCCAACAATATCATCTACATGAAGAAAGTGATAAATTTCTCCACTAACAACCAACTTCATAACAGCATATGGTCCAAAGATAACAGTATCACCATCGGAGTAGTTTGGATTACCAACAAGGTTTGACCCCAGGCTAATAATCTCTCCAGTGATTAACTTCTTATCATCATCATCTTCTTCTAATACTATATCAGCTTTTAATTGCGTCTTCTCGTGTTTTTTAATTAGTAATAGATCTTTTGCGGGTTCTATTTTCATATATTCATCTTTTATAATGTTACTATATCTTCTTTTTGTTTTTTAACAGACTCTCTATCGAACATTTTTACTAATGGAACTACTTCGCCAGCTTTTGTTAAAACATTAGCAGCATATAAATCAATTCCATACTTTTCAGAAATTGCAATCAGCTCTTCTTGATAAAGCTGTTGTCTTTCTACAAACGTTACTTCTTTCTTAGCTTCTTCTTTCTTTGCCATTTTTTTTATAGCCCTGAATCATTATCAAAGTCATGAGCAATGATCTTGGGTTTTAATAAATTTTCTATATCTTTTTCAATTTTAGTTTTAGGTTTGGGAGCAATAGATGGATGTTGTGGTCTAGTCATTAAAAGATATCTTAGACAGTCACATGCGTGATCATCTTTCTTTATAGGTTCCTCAGATTCATTCTTTGTTCTATCTTGAATCTCTGTAAGTTCCCTATACTTATATCTTTGAACTTCCCACGCTAGATAAGGACACTTATCTTTAAAAATATAAAGATGAGACTTATCATTTTCATCCAACTGAAAATATTCCCTAACCCTCGTAATACCAGCACCAACATCATTTATACCAAGTTCAAAATCTAAACCATTATCGTAAAAGTCTTCTACAATGGAGTAAGGTATTTCTTCTCCATCACGAACTTTAGATCTGTTTTTAGATTTAGTTGTTGGATCAATGATTTTTATTTGAAAAGCATTATCAGCCAATGTTCTTTTTTTAGAAAATGACTTACTTTCTGTGTCTCCTATTAAATAGTCAAACTGTTTGAATATTTCTCTGGAAGAAACAGATGGTAATGCTGGTTTGTAATATTCATCGATTATGTAAAGTACGTTATCCGTTGTCCATGCACCTACTAAAGCACATGTTGGATTTCTTTGTCCAAAATCTAATCCTAGTATGTATTCAATTTTGTTCCCCAACTCAAATGAGTTTATAAGATGTATTTTTGGATCAAAGTCGCAAAACTCTGTGCCGTAAATGAGTTTACCAGACTTTGTGGTAAAATCAATCTCGTATTCCTTTTTCCAATCGGCTTTAGGAACACCTCTCCTTTCATTCTCATACCAATCCTTTCCTTTTAGTTCTGGATCTTTATCTGGATCAGTTGTATAGTGAAGCATCACTATATTAAATCTGTTCTTTGGATTCTTCCAAATCTTTAATCCTTTAATTACTTCTGGTTGATTGATATCAAGATACATATTACTTTATGATCTTTACTAACTTATTGATTATTTCTTCTTCACTACCGTATACTGCATCTCTTGAAACATATCTGTTATCAGCATTTAAAGCTAATTCAGATAATAAACAATGTAGCATTTCGTGTTTTGCACATCCCTTAACTTGTTTTTCAGTGACAAGATCTATTCCCCAACTTGGTGAAAGATATACACTTAATGTTCTATCAGATAATCTACTTCTAGAACATACTGATAAAGCATCTGACATTTTTTGTTCATGGAAATATGCAATATCCCATTTACTCAATTCAAATTCTTTTTCATACCTTTTACATTCTTTAACAAAAAGATCAAAATCTTTTTTTGTTGTTATACATTTTTTTGTCATACTTTTTTATAAATTTTAATAATAGTTCTAAATTTCGATACGGTCGAACACCATATTTTCGAACCAGGTCGAGTCCTCGGCCGTGCTAACAGCAGTGTATCTTCCCATAGAAGATATTGTAGGTTTAGCAGCAGTAAATGCAGCTTTAGCCTCTGGTTGGAAGCCTACCTCGTCTGAGAATATCCCAGATGCAGTATGCATTCTAATTATATCTCCTCCCTCAGGAATTCCTCTGATCTCTGCATGTATGTCTGGGAAAGTCATTAACCCATATACATGTTGACCATTATGTTGAGGATTGCATTTTAGTTCATAGAATCTTCCATCACTAAAATACCTTTTAAGAAACTTTGGTTCATTGTCCCAAATAGTCTTTGCTCGTCTTATTAAATCGTTAGCATCGTCTGACTTTTTGGATTGAAAGAAGGTTAATCTTCCTTCATGAAATTGTGTATCCCACAAATAAAGTGCGGTAAATAACCAAGATACCATCATTTGACGACTCTTTGCTATCATTAATAGCGGGTAATCAACCCATTCGTCTACAATGATTCGTATATATTCCTTTTCAGGAAATGGTTTAATTGGTTTTTCTTGGTCATGTACATCTAGTGTAAATGCCCAATTCGTAAGCCAGTAATAAGGATCATTATAACACTTACTCCACTCTAAATCTTGTAGGTCCACTGATTTATTTAGCTTTTGTAAATATTTTACATCCTTCATTCTTTTTTCTTTTTAAGGAAACCATCCTTAACATAGTATAATTTTACTTGTTTAGAAGTAAATACCTTGCCAGAAGGACTCTTATATTTTCCCTTATTTTTACCAAATAATATTTTTGTAAATGGCATATTATTTTTTAGGACATTTTTCTCCAACAGCTTTTCGTCTGCCAATTTTTCGTGGACTTCCCTTAAAAGGACCAGTCCCATCTCTTTTTCCTCTTATTGTTTTTCCCATATTATTTCTTAAAAAAGAATGATATTAGCGGTTTAATAAGTGCTAAGGCTCCTACTGCGATCCAAGCATGTAATGGAACGAAATCCAAAATTACAGGAACGTAAGTAAAGAGAATACCACAAGCACAAATAGTTGCCAATTGAATTAATTTAAGATCAGTTAAACTGAACTTTTTAATTCTCTCATTAATGTATTTAAACATAGTTTTTGTTTTTTACTGAACCCTCAACATCTTCTTGACTCATCTTTTGTTCACCTTCATATCCTACCCTTTGTTGAGGGTAACGCCTTTTTCTTGCGTTACACAAGAAAACGTCTTGTTTGGGTAGCTCTTAGAAGGTATCCAAGGTTCAATAAAAAAATTATAATTGATTTAAAAGCTTCTTCTCTATTTCTTTTGCTTCTTCTTTAGAGATCTTAGTAGGATCTATATCCTCTATTTCTCTATGGTCTTCTATTTCTAACTTCTTCTTTTCGGTAAAGTCTCCAGTTAATTTAGCCCAAGTAGTAATAGCATTGTTACGTGCCATATGATCAGGAATTTCACCAACTTCTTCACCATTAAAAAAAACTTTCTTTGTTGCAAACATCATATCGCATAGAATCTTCATAATAGCTTTTTTGTCGATTCCAGCGTCAAATCCAGCAATCCTAAAAGAAAGTTCGACGTTGTTTATTTCCTCTTGAATTCTTTGATCCTTCAAGAGTTTATGTGCCTCTACAGCACATACGTTTTTATTGTCTTGTTCATAAGCAATTTCGTAAGCTTTTCTACCATTATAGCCATTCTTTACATATTCCTCACAAAATAGCTTCATGTTATCGTTTAGTTTTCTCATGTGTTTTTAGCTTATTTTTTACAGCTTCCCACAATACGTCTACTAACTCTTTTCCTTTAAACTCCTTATTTCCAACATATACTCTCCATTCGTCTTGAAGGGTATCCGTTTTTAATAAGTGTATTTGGTGTAGATCTTCTCCTAAATAGTCTATTAAATGACTAGTAGAAAGTTCTATACCATTCTTATAAATTTCATCGTAGAGATAAGGACCAGGAGATAAAAATATTTTTATAACTAAATCCTTTTCACTACTACTTAATTGTTTCCAATGTTCTAGTGTAATTGATTGTTCCAACTTTTTCATCATAATCCTTTCCTATAACAAAATTAAGAACTATTAGTTCTTTCCACAAAATTTATATCCACATGTTTTCTAATCTTTATACTACTACTTTAATTATAGCATCTCCCAGAAAGCTTGTCAACCCCCCCTAGTATTCCCTAATGTTAGTACAGTCTAGAGTTATCCACAGTCACAAACATTCAGGTTTACTAACGTTAGCAAAGAACACCTGTGGATAACTTTACAGAATTTCATATAAAAAAAGAACCGCCATTTTTTTATAATAAGATAGAATAACTCTAGAAACAGGTATACCACTTCACTATAACAATGGATTTGATAAGGATGAATTCTAAAGAATCAAATCCCTAATGTTAGCCCCATACTGTAAGATCTACGGGATATCCTAAACGGGATAGTGAATGCTCTGTTTCCTTAATGTTTTGGGGTGTGTCTATGTTGGTGTAGGGTAATAAATAATAGTACCCCCGTGCTTCTATTTGGTTCGGGTTTCTGAACCCCCCACCTATATTGTACCCTTGCAATTAGTATAAATATATGCTATACTACTTATAGTACCGTAAAACAAGGCACAAACAATAGGCTAGGGGTATGGTGTACTGCATATACACACACAACACATATACATATATAGCACATACATTATACCAGTTAGCAACAACAAAAGCATTCAGAAGTTAAGTACCTTTTACTTATATAATATATGCCAATATTGAAAGCCTTCTATATAGTGGGATTTTAATATTAGCAACCAAAACATTATGTTAATACAAAAAACAAGTGAAGGCTATTTAGTTAATGGTGAAACCTTAACCTTAGCCGAAGTTGTTGACCAACATCCAACAGAATTTGAAAATCTTACTAACAAGGTTTTCAAAAGTAGAGAAGAAAAGATTGAAAAAACAGCATTAACAGAATTTGCAAGAACTAACAGAAAGTTAGCAGAAGCTAAATTGTCCGAATTAGTTAAGGCTGACGAGACAATTAGTAGCGAAATGGCTGATTTTAAGTCAAGCCAAAAAAGTTGGGGAAATGCAACAGAAGAGGAAAAAGCTTCTTTTATTGCAAATGCAGAAATTGCAGTAGATAGTGGAAAAGGTCAAAGAACCTAAATTTTAAGGGAAATTCACTTTAATTAGTGGATTTTCCTGTAAAGTTTAAGATAATAAAAAGAGCATCATTTATTTGACTAATTAGGAACTAATAAGAGTTTTACTGGTTAGGAACTAAGTGATATTCATTACAACTGAATATGTCAAAAGAAAAACAAATCGTCAAACTAACAAAGGGACAAATAATGTTTATATCAAAAACACTATACTATATTAAACAAACAAAGACATTGTCAAAAACTGAACAATGGTATCACAATCGTATTTGTCAAGTATTGAGTAAGGCATTATAAAGGACTTTCATATAGCCGATTAAATAATGGGCTATATAATAAGAACTTTAAAAAACTAAATAAAACATATGTCAAAAGCAACTATTTATAAAACTGGTAAACTACCGAAAACGGAGGACGAAGCGAAGTATCAACGAATAGGCGATTACCTCGTACATAAGAATCAGATACTAGAGTTTATGGAGGAAAAGAATGCAATAGCAGAAAAGCATCAGGAAAACCTTAAAATACACGAGGTTAGTGAGCTCAAAAGATTGGCTCATAAATACAAAGTATCTAGTGAAAGCATTGACAAATTAGAGGCTACTATTATATAGTAGTCTTTAAAATTCTATAATATAGCAGGTTAATCAAGAAAAGTTTGATCTCGAGTTAATCTTAGGAATCCCTTGATTTGCCTGCTCAATTACGGAATGTTAATTATAAAATGGTTATCTTTAAGTAGGAGAATTAGACAATAGCATCTTTAATTACTCTTATCTGAAACTACGCTCGTTGTACGAGGCAAAAGACTTTACTCGTTGCCGAGTAAAATCATAATGCGTTAAGGATTAAATAGTCGTTGATTTTAACAGTGAATACACTTATTGCAAGTGGAAGACTCTTATAATCTCGTAACCTTTAATCTTAGTAGTGAATAGTAAGAATAATGGATAGCTCGCGTATAGGTCACATTTAAAGATAATCATCTTAAAATTAATGTTTCAACAGCAGAAGGGTAATTCCAAGTCAGTTAAAATCCCGTGTTGAATATTAACGATGCCAACATCTTAACGCAAGTTAAGATAAGAAGGTTATCCACAGTTGGAGGATATTAAAGTCAAACGAAAATTGTATCCAAACTTCAAGAGTTTTGTTGCTTGACTTTTGCGGAATAATTTTCAAACGCTTCCTTATTACGATAAAGCAACCCTGTTCGTAGAGGAAGTCATCTTACGGAGGATGTTAAAGAACCAACTATTATCGTGATAGTTGAAATCGCCTTTGCATTTTATTTATTAGGAATTTAATATAATCAAATCATCATGATTGTTCGCTAATGTTAGCAGAATAATCATTAAACAAAATAAGACATAAATCATTATGCACAATCTAATCCACAAAGGACACAAAGCTCAAAAAATAATAACAATAGTCTTGACACTTTTAATACTAGGTGTTCTAATATTTGTCTTAATAGTTTAAAGATTAATTTATATAAAGGAGAATTATGATTAAGATTTTCATCAAGAAATGGGGACACATACTGTTCTCTGCCGACCATAATAGTCTGTGGAGAAGATATATCTCCGTAGGAAGACTCGAAGAGTCAATGAAGAGCTAATTTCAGCTCTTCCTTGAAGCTTTGAGGGGATTGCTCTTAATGTTTGTTTAGGATAAGACTTATAGACATTCAATATAGTGCGAGCAATGATTGAAATAGGATACTATAAGTTTCTCGTTATCTGTTCGAGGCAAACATTAATCAATCCTCACAATCATTAAATAAATTTACATAGTCCACATAAGACACAATAAAAGATAACATTATGCACAACAAAGAATGTAAAAGAAAAGTAATTAAATTACAAATGGGAGGTGAAGCACACATTCACAACGATGAAATAGTTGTTGAAATGATGAGTGCGATGGGATTAAATAGAGGTGTAATAAATATGCCTAAAAAAATGGAAGAACTTTTAATAAAAGCATATAATGATTCTGGAGCAGTTGAAGGAGTTTATATGTATATTAACGGAAAAGAAATTACAGATGGCAAAAACCATAATCCATTTTACCAACAATAATCCACTAAAGACGCAATCATATGCATCAACCAATAAAACAATCAATAATTTGTAAGTGTGGGAACTTTAAGATAAAAACAATGTCTGGAGAATGTGGATATTGTGGGAAACCATTTAAAGAAAAAAGGGTATTTGAATTTTCTATGAACCGATGTTGTCTTGGAATATGGTTCACACTATTTTCTTTTAACATTAACCAATATTGGCACAGAGATATATCATTTACATTTTGTAATATGAATTTTAATTGGTATTATCCAAACGAATTAGAACCAGAAGATTAATTAATCCACATAAGTCACTAACAATATGAACAAAAATAAAACATACAAAATAAAATATCGTCATCCTTTTGGAAAACAAGAATATATAACAGTAATATCAGCAAAGAATGCATTAGAAGCAAAATGTAAATTTATAAGAGAATATACAATAGATATTATGATTGATATAGAATTCATTAGTTAGCAGTTTAGACAGAATCAAAAAAACAATTCTCCGTTGCTTTTGACATAGTGTTATCTTAACATATGATTCTGTCTAATTTGTTAATTAATCCATAATAATATATAATAATATGGAAAAAGAATATATACAAAAAGAAAAAGAAAGACTTAGTATATTATATGCTTCTTTAAGCAAGGATTATCATTCACTTGGTAGTAATGGAAATTCTGTAGATTATGGTAGTGAAGTAGCTGATCGTTTAAAAGAAAGAATGAATAATGTTTGGGAACAATTAGATAAACTTAAATAAATATGATTATTAAAAAACCTTATTACAAATCAAAAGAAGGAGAAGCAAGTCCAATAGATAGAATAAAACTATTCTTAAAGACAAACACTCAGTACAATTTAAAAAAAGCTTTCCTTATCTATGATGATGATGAATATAATAAGTTAAATAAAATACTTGTGCTTTATGAACTCAAAGAAAAACACTCCATGTCCACAGTGTGACAATCCATGTAATATAGTCACAGAAGATGCGATTAAAAAGATATGGTGTAGTTTTTGTGGTTGTAAAGAACGAGTTCGTATAGCATTTAAAATAGGTAAAGAATAATTAATCCACTAAAGTCACAAACAGGAGGTAAACAATGCCTAGTGAAAAAGAATTTGTCGAAGCCCTTGACGAATATTGTGAGAATAATATTCAAGCAAGAAACAAAAAGTGTTTAAAGTGTGAAAAACAAAAACCAAATTTTAAGATGTACGAAGGATTTATTTGTAAACTCCTTCCAAAGAAATGGCAACAACAAATCATAAAAAACAGTATAAAATAGAAAGAGTTAGGCTTCTCTAAAAAGCCTTTTTAATAAATCAATTTTTAATATATGAAAGAAGCAATAATTGTAGACATAGACGGAACACTTGCCAAAATGCAAGGAAGAAGTCCATACGATTGGAGTAAGGTTAGTAAAGATAAAGTAAACGAACCAATCAAAACTCTAGTAAATTCAATGAGCCAATTAGGATATATTATTATAGTTGTCTCTGGAAGAGATGGCTCATGCGAAGAAGAAACAACAAAATGGTTAGATAAAAATGATATAGATTGTGATTTTCTTTTTATAAGAGAAAAAGGAAACAACGAAAAAGATACTATTATTAAGAAAAGATTTTTAGACAAAATTAAAAAGAAGTTTAGAATCTTATTCGTATTAGACGATAGAGACCAAGTAGTCAAAATGTGGAGAGAAGAGGGATTAACCTGTCTACAAGTTGGCTATGGTAATTTTTAAACTATGACAAAAGTTGAACAAACAATATTTACAATAATAATAATCGAAGTCATAATTTGGTCTACGTTTATAATAATTAAGACCAAAGAGCCAATAGAAACAAATGAATCCACAACAGTCACAAACCACCTACCAACAAATGAAGATAAAATCATACTGGGAAAAGCCAGTTATTATGATTATGTCTTAAAAAGTGGGTGGTCTTCTCGTGGTCATTTTGTTTGTGCAACAAGAGATTTTATAAGATATAGTAAAGTTCAAGTCACTAATGTTGATAACGGAAAGCAAGTGACCTGTCGGGTTACGGATTATGGTCCAGATGCAAGTATATTCCCAGAAAGAATTATTGATTTATCTAGCACAAGCTTCTTTGAGATTTCTGACAACTCAAAACAAGGAGTTCTCAATGTAGCTGTAAGACAATTATGATAAAAGAATTTAGAGAAAAAGATATAGTTAAAATAAGGTGGGATTGCTCTGGAGTTAAGATGGGAGAAATATGTGACTTGCATTATGGAAATGGAGAAGGATATTTAGACGATAGACTTTGGGCTCGAAGTAGAAAAACAGATAGAGCTTGCAGGTGTGAAGAAAACTGGAAATTAATAGAAACTTCAATTAAAGAATTAAACAAAAGGTGTCTAAAGAAAAGATATGAAAAAATTTAAAGTTGGAGATACAATCGTAGATATACATGATGATGAAGAATTTGTAATTAAAAAAATATATTCTGTTTTTAATACTCCTCATTATTCAATAGAGGGTGAAACTAGACACGAATTAGGAGAAGAAGTAATACAAGAATATTTTGAAGTAAAGAAAATAATAACCACTAAGGAGATTAATAAACAATGTTTAAAAGAACGATATGACAATAATTAAAATACTATATTTTATATTCATAGCAACGATGACTATTATTGTAGCAGGAACTTTTCATTATTTAATAATAGAAATATTAAAGAATAAATCCCCATTGGGGTTTATATAATTATTAATCGATAGAATTATTAGTCATTAGTCTAATGGTTTTGTCAAACTAAACCTATGAGAAATGGTTTAACAGCAACAATCACCAGAATGGGTCTTGAACCACAAACAGCTCACCTTGATGAGGGTGCTACACTAGAAGAAGTTCTAGAGTCAGTAGGCATCACTGATTTAAGTGACAACGAGACTGTTTGGGTAGCAGGAGAAAAGGCAGGATTGGACAGCATCATCGACGATGGTGATCAGATTCAAATTGTTGGTAAAAAAGAGGGTGGAGTAAAATAATATATATCGAGATCTTGGTATGTATTCAAGGAGCCTCTCTTTATGGAGAGGCTCTAACCCCCCCTAATAATTTTATGTATAAATATTTAGAAAAAGACAAATTAAATAAAGACAAAATAGAAAGCATAGAAGTTAAAGAAAGAATTCGAGGTGAAGATAAGTTTGAAGAAATAATAGTAACAACAAAGAAACTTTATTATAAAGGAAACTCTAGAAGGAAACGTCTATTTAGTAGAAAAAAGTATTTACTTGGAAGATTTAGAATAAATATTCCAATGACAATATCTGGTATGACAGAAATTTATAATCTTGATTATGATATAGCTCATCCATGTATTCATAATGGTAAAAGTATTTGTTGGGGTCCAAATATTCAAATAATGTTAGCAGAATTAAAGAAATATAAAAGACCAAAAGAAATAATATACTTAATCATAAACTGGTTAGAAGAACCAGACTATAGCACTCCATATAGAACAATAACAAGTTTAATATTAAATAGAAACAAATTATGAAAAACGCTAAAAAAAATAAAGATAGAGTCTTTATAGGTGACATGATTTCAACAAACAACAAGTTTAAACCATTAAACGAAAAGGGAGATAAGATAACCACTATCGGAGCCTTTAGAGGAATGGTTGTAACAAAAAGAAAGAAGGATGGTAAGTATGGTATCAGATTTGGTAAGTTGAGTTGGGCAAATCAACTAGACGGATTACTATCACACAAGTGTGGTTATTTCTTAAGTAAAGATGAGTTTGAAATCGAAAACGATTACTAAATAATAATCCACATAAGACGCAAACAATATGCAAAAAAAGAAAGAAGTCTTCTTAGGAGACAAAATTCAAACAAACAAAAACTTTAAACCAGAAGACCATGACGGGAATGAAGTCGAGATTCCCGAAGAAGGATTGACTGGTGTTGTAATTGAAAAGATTGGTAAAAGATATGGTATTGATTTTGAAAAAGAATACCAATTTACTCATCTATTAGAAACATGCTTGAACAAACCAACCTATTATTATCTTAACGACAGAGATTTCAAAGTATTAGAAACCTATGAATGTAAAGATAAAAGGAAGGGAGAGTTTGTTAAATTACTTAAAGAAACAAATGTAAAAAGGTCTATTGAAGTTCCAAACGAACTTAAAAAGAAAGAAGAAGGTATTAAAAGTAAGAAATCAGATATCAAACAAAGAGAGTTTGACTTATCAGAAAGGGAAACAAACCTAACAAAAGAATTACAGAACCTTACAGAATTAAAGAACGAAGTATCATCAATATCAACAAGCATAGCTCCATTAGAAAAACAGTACGAAAAACTTAGTAAACATCCAAAAGTAAAAGAAATAGAAGTTATAGAAAAAGATGAAAAAAGATATCTTCTTATTACAACAAACTCTCTAACATTCAGTGATGAAAATAGAGACCTACCAACATTTGAACTTGGAGCATATAAAATACTAATTCCAATTAGTTTAGATGATAATATAAAAATAGCAAACTATAAAAGACAACTTCAAAAAGGTGACTTCCATCATCCATGTGTTGATAGAAACTGTAGTGTATGTCTCGGTTCAGTGTTTGGTCAAGAAATACAAACATATAGACAACAACATTTGCTATTACAAATAATATATTCATTGATAGGATTTTTAGAAAAACCAAACTATAATGGACCATATGTAGACGCAAGACATTATTACTGTGCTCAACCAGTAACAATTAGACCAAGAGACCCATTCAAGTGGTTTGATAGAAATTACTGGAGAGAAAATGAATCATGGGATGGAAAAAAGTTTACAAAAGAATTATCAGAAATTATAGCAAAACATGACGGAAATAGAACTACACCGAGCCCATCACCAGAACCACAAGATGAAGATGAAGATGGTGAAGAAAGAAATGAAGAATATGCAGTTGGTCCATCAACACCAATAGGTTAAACTAAAAATAATTTTAAAATATGAAAAAGAAATTAATCATTCCTCATGAAATAGAGAAGAAACTCAAATACTATGTAGATGCCACAGATGGAGAAATCTCTGGTATGGGTAAGGTTTCTTTTAATGAGGATAAAGAAATGTTATTAGAGGATATAATAATATTTAAACAAGTTTGTTCATCTGCAAAAACAGAATTAGATGAAGAAGCTATGGCTAAATTTACTTACGAGCTTAGCCAAAAGGGAGAGGACTTAACCAAGTGGACTCTATGGTGGCATTCCCACGCAGATATGGATGTATTTTGGTCCACTACGGACACTGATACAATGGAATCTCATATGGGACAACAACCATATCTTGTTTCACTTGTAACAAATAAGAAAGGAAAGATGTTAGCAAGGGTAGATATATTCCCAACAGACAATTCACCATTCGATACAGCAATATCTTATAAGGAAGATGAAATAGATATAGAAATAATAAACAACGATGAAAAGAAAGAAGAGATAGAAGAACGAACAAAAGGATTAACAGAAATGAAAGAAGAAACAGAAAAAGTATTAGATGATATAGAATGTCAAATAGAAGATATAGAAGATGAGTATTATGAAGATGAAGAACTACAAAGTGCTTGTGAAAAAGAAGTAGAAGAAAAAGTATCAAAACCAAAACTACTACCAATTCTCAATAAAGGATGGTGGCAAGGTGGACATGGTCGTGATGAAAGTTATAAATACTACGATTCATTTGGTAGAAGAAACATTAACTATACACAACCAAGAAATATTGGTACAAAGACAGATGCAGAAATAGAAGATATAAATTTTGAAGAACAATTAAACTATGAAAGAGAACTTGATGTTATGACAACTGGAATAGGTACAATAAATGCTGACAAAGATGATGAATATGAAGAAGATAGATATGAAATAATAAAATGTCCATTCTGTGATAGTGAAATAGATTTAGATTATTACCAAATAGAAGATGATGCACATCCAGTTTGCCCACATTGTCAGGGAATTATTCCTCCCGAAGAACTAATGGATGCAATAATAAAAGAAAATAAAAGAATAGCAAAAGAAGATGAAATAGATGCAGAAGAATTTGGAAAGGAAATAAATAAAGGACTAGCAATATAATTAATCCACTAAAGACACAAACATATGAAAAGAAAAACAAAAATTAAACATGGTGAAGGATTACCAATATACAAAGAATTACACGAGTTAGAAAATAAGATATGGAGATTAAAAAATGATTATTGTTTTGAGCATTGTCAATGTTACAAATGTAAAATAAATAGGAATTTTAACAAAGAAGATTTAAAACAAAAAAAGAAGGTGAAAACTTTATCAATAATTTAAAATTAAACAAATGAAAAGACACGATAGACAAATAGATATCATTAAGCCTGCAGAGGTCAACTTTAATATCCACGTTATAGGAGGTGGTGGAATAGGAAGTTGGACAACCTTACTGTTAGCTAAAATGGGATGTAAAAATATAATTGTTTACGATGATGACGTCGTGGAGAATCATAATGTAGCATCTCAATTCTTTAAAGAGGAACAACTTGGTAAACCCAAAGTAGAAGCTCTTAGAGATAACGTTAAAGAACAAACAGGAGTAGAAATTAAAACTGCTAATAATGATGTAGAAGAACATATAAAGAAAGGACTTGTTATTATAGCCCTAGATTCTATGGAAGAAAGAATAAGGCTTGGTGAGATATATAAAAATAGAGATATATATATTATAGATGGAAGAATGGGTGGACTACAATTAGAAATCTATTGTTCCAAATCTAAAAACTATTTAAAAACAACTGCTCCACCAGACAAAGTAGAACACGACCCATGTACAGCAAGGTCAATCTGTTTTAATTGTGCAGTTATCGGAGGACTTATATCAAACTTTGTAAGAGATTATGCTAAAAAGAAAATTAAAGATTGTGAAATAATCTACGACTTTGTAGGCAACACCTTCTTAAAAGATGTTTATGAAAAAAAGAAAAAGAAAGAAGTTGTAGAAATAATAGCACAACCATAAATTATGAAACAAAAATATAAAATTGGAGATAAACTCATATGTATAGGAAATAGTACTGGTTATAATGATAATGACCCGAACTGTGGAGGTGGTGGATGGAAAAAAGAATTAACAGGAACAGTAGTTAGAATTAGTAATAACGACTATTATAATAAAGGACCAATATATTGGTTCAGTGAATTTCTAAGTGGTATATTTGAAAAATTCCTTTCTTATGAAATAGATAAAAGAACAACTAAAGAACTTAATAAAATATGTTTAGAAAAAAAATATGATAAACAAAATAAAGAAACTAATAAAAAAAAGTAAAGAGTTATTTCTTATAGCAATTTATAATAAGGAATACAAAAACTATCAAAGTAGATTAGCAGGAGATGAACATGCTGACTACACAAAAAGAGTCGCACACTATGAAGTACACGGCTCTATTCATCATTTCCAAATACCAAATGGTAAAAAGGGAAGGTTTAAATTATTAACTTGGTTGCCATTCATTCAAACCGACGAAGCTTATGGTAAAGATGGGGAAGAAACAAAATGGCAATTTTTAGGATTCAAAGATACAACTCCAGTTAGTAGAATGACTTTTGAAGAGTTTTTGTCTGCTGATAAAGAATTAAGGGAATCCACATAAGACGCAATATGAAGTTCAAATTAAATGATAAAGTTAGTATCAAAAAGGATGGAGCATATCATCATCAAATAGAATATACAGATGGTAATATCGGTACAATAACAGAAGTATTTGATTCTTTT